ACCTCCGCCCGCATCGCCTGCTGACCCGCTATCGCCGCGCGAATCGCGGGCTCTAGCCGTTTGTACTCGTCGGAGGTCGCCTTGATCCCGCTCCTCTCTAAGGCGTGCAGCGCAATCGCTATCTCGCGCTCGTCGTTCGACAGTTGGAGCATGTTCGTCTCCATCTGCATATCGGTAAGGTACTGCTGCGCGCTGACGTGCGCCTCCTTCCGCTTGTCGTCCTGCGCCTTCATCGCGTCGTCGTACTCTTTCTGCATCTCGATTTGGTCTTCGAACTCCTTCTTGTTCTCCTTGTCCTGCGCCTTGCGCCGCTCCAGCGCGTCAACCTGCGCCGCGACCGCCTTCAACTGCTTCTCCTCTTCCACCGTCAGCGCCGCCTTCTGCTTGACGCTCAACGCATCGATTGCGATCTGCAGCTTGTTGACTTCCGTCAACTGCGCATCGACCAGCAGCTTGTCCTTCAACGTCTTCATCAGGCTCTTGTACGCGCCCTCGACTTCCGCGACCGCCTTCTTCTCCTTCGGGTCGCCCGACGTGTAGTCGCTCAAGCTCGCCTTCGGCCGGTTCAGTTCGCGGTCGCGTTGATCCCAGAATTGCGGCCCCGTGCGCCCCTTCAGCGCGTTCGACGCCTCCTCCTGCAGCTTCACCGCATCAAGCAGCCCCTTCTTCGTATCCTCGACGTACCCCTTGATCTCCTTGCGCGCCTCCGCGATCTGCCGCGTATGCTCTTTCCCCGCTTCGGTCAGCTTCAGGAACCAACCGATCTGATCCGCGAACGGCACCGCGTCGGCGGCGATATCGTTAACCATGACCTTGATCACCGCAGGAACTAGCTTGACGGTATCGATCAGCTTCATGAAAGCGTCGTAAATCAACGCTACGAACTTGACCGCGTTCCACGCCCACTCTTCTAGCGTCCCCTCCGCCGACAGCGACTTGACCGCATCGTTTACCCCCGCCGTCTGCTTGCGCAGTTCGAGCATTCCGTTGATGAGCCCGACTATCGCCGGAAGCACGGCGAACGTGATCGTCCGCACAAGCTCGCCCTTCTGCTGATCAAGCTGCTTGACTTGCTTCGTATAGCGGATCGCCGCCTCCGCCATTTCGTCGGTGATCTTGCCGACCTTGTCGCCGCGCTCCGCAAGCTCGCGCATTGTCGGGATCAGCGCCCCCGCGCCCTTCCCGAAAATGTCCTGCATGATCGCCGCCTTGCCCGCGCCGTCCTCGTACTTGTTGAGCGCCTTCGCCACTTCGAGCATGACCTGCTCTGTCGGCTTCATGTTGCCCGCGCTGTCGCGCGCATCGACCCCGAGGCGGGCAAAGGCGCGGCCCGCTCCCTTCGTCTCGACCTCTGACCCCGACATAGACCGCGTCAGGCGCAGCGCCGCCGCCTCTATCGTATCGAACGAAGCCCCCGCCGCCTTCCCCGCCGACAAAATCCCTGACCACGCCCCGGCGGAGCCCCCGACCTTCTCCGTCAGCTTGCCGACCGCCTCCGCCGCCGCGATAGCCCCCTCGAACGTGCTTTTGAAATAGTTGACAGTCAAGCCGACCCCGAGCAACCCGAGCGCCTTCTTCGCCATCGACGCCATGTTCTCCATTTCTTTCGTCGCGCCGCCGATCATCGTCTTCGCTTCGGCCAAATCCTTCGCGAACTTCGCGAGGTTGGCGCGGAACTCGACTTCGACTAATCCTGCATTCATCTCAGGTCCCTAAATTTTCGCTAGCGAACGAATCCACGCCTGCGTCGCCGTGACCGGCGGGGGTGCTGCTTCTCTCTCGACTGTCCAAGGCGCTGCCCGGTCCCGCTTCACTGCCTTGTACGACTCGTCGAGGTACTCCTTCGACAGGCTATGTATGAAGCGCGCTTCCCAAGGTTGCAACTCAACCCCCGTGCATTGCATCCAATCACCTATCTCGCTGAACGTAACCGGACCGGCACCCATGCCCGCCGCAAGTGTCGGCCCGATCTCGAAGAAGTGCGAAAGCAGGTATTCGGAGCCGTGCAGCGGGGGCATAGCGGGCTCGTAATCCTCTGCCTTCCGCCCTCTTTTCGCGATGACCCAATTGTGTTTGAGCGCTTCGAGCCGCGAAAGCTGCGGCCCTTTTATCTCGACCGCCTCCGCCCGCTCCGGCGTAGCGCTGAGCCACGCCGAATAGCGCACAAATACCTTTAGCTCTTCGTAGAGGGCATCGTGAAATTTGACCACTCACGCAGGTAGGCGGACACTTGATCGGCGATAAAGCCGATGGAATTATCCGAATAGATCGCGAGCGAAAGCTCCTTGCCCTGCAACTCTTCGTACTCGACGTTCTCCCATCCCGCCGTACACGTAGCTAGGAACTCCGACTGCTCCGCGAGCCGTTCCTCCGTCGTCTGCTCCGCCGAGTTGCCCTTCTTGCGCAACTTCGACAGGAACAGGTTGCTCTGCGCCGTCGTTGCCCGCGCGTGCTGCTTCGATCCGGGGCCGTACAGATTCACTGCCATCGGTTTGGTCTTGTCCGGTTCGCCGTCGCCGTTCGGGACGTACATCAAAGCCTCCCCCGCATCGCGGAGGTGTAGACGGCCGGTCGGGTTTACTGCAAAGCTCTTGATGTTCATTTGATCCTCTTAGCTGGAAGTTGAGAATGCCCCGTACCCCGTCGCCGGTCCCCAGCTAGAGGGACGCGACGAACGGGGCCGGTTGCACGTTACTTGGGCGCTATTCAACCCAAATTTCAAACTGCGCCGATGATGACCGGGGCACGACATACGCCGATCTTCGCGGTCGCGATGAACGCTTCCGCTTCCTTCGCACCCGGATACTTGAACCCGGAAACGATCACGTCGAGGTAGTGGATCTCGCCGTCGGGGTACGTGACCCGCATCGTCCAATGATCCGGCGACGACTCCGCCTCCTGCACGAGAAGCTGACCCGGATCGTAGGGCATGTAGCTCATGGTCATGTCACCGTCGCCGTAGTCCGCCTGTCCCTTGATCTTCTCGACCGGGGACGCAATCGGCTTGATCTTCTGCACGTCGCGCTCCGCGCCGTACGGGGTGAAGGTGATCACGCGGTCGATGAACTCGAAGCTCAACGCCGCCGACCCGCCCGTGTATCCGGCTTCGTCGTACGTATCCGGCAGGTCCCTGCTGATTTCGTAGGTGGTGCCGGTCATCGTCATGGTCGCGGTATGCGGCCCCGCCTGCGCCTGCTGCGAAGGCAGCGCTACCCGGCCGGGGGCGTCGTCCCCGAACCGCGCCTGACGCTCGCGCTGTTGATCTGCCTGTTGCACTTGTACCGCCGAAGCCAGCGGCCGTACTTGCATTGCATGTTTCATGGTGTTCCCTTTCGACGGCGTTGAAAAAGTTCGGGGCTAGCTCCCCTCGTGCTGCTCCTTCTAGGTCCGGTCCTCGTAGTACCGAACAAGAAAGTCCCTTGATCGCGAGAACAGCGACGCTGACTCGTCGTTGAGGTCAGGCCCTTCGTTCTCTAGATCGATACTGTCCACGTCGATGCCGTTGATCAGCCCCCGCTGATTCGGGCACGCCTTCGGCACCAATCGCATGATCTCAACGAGCCCCATGTACCCGGTCCCCGGCGTCGCCGAGCGCTGCCCGTCTACAAGCGTCGATATCTGCACCCGGTCGGTGATGAGCGAGCGCCCGCCGCGCCGGATCGTGCGGAAGTCGTCGCCGTCAATGTGCAGGATGATGATGCAGGGGCGGTCGGTATTGATCGACAAATCGCCCGCGATGATCTGCTCCGGGGGCACGATTGCCGTGATCGGCGCATAATTCGCGAGCAGGTAGCGAACGACAAGCGCCCCGCTCATGTCAGTAGCTCCACTTCCGTATCCGGCACGTCAAGCCCTTCCTTCTTCTCCAGAATCTTCTTCGTCGCTTCCGCCATCGCGATGATTGCCGCCCCCGCCTTCGCATCGAGCGCGGGCCGCATGAAGCGCGTAGACTCGGCGCTGAACCCCGGATGATGTACAACGGTGCGGAAGATGCCGAGAAAAGCCAGCCCCGCGAAGCGGCCCCCCGACGTTCGCTTCGACCCGATCAAGTGCGCCTTGACGCCCCACTCTAACCATTTGGCTATGTGCGAGTGCTTGCCGGTCGTGCGTACGAAGACGCTGACCCGGCCCCCCTTCACCCGCGCCCGCACCTTGATCCCCCGCGCAAGCTCGCCGATCTTCGTACTCTTCGCGAGGTTGTTGATCGCCTCCTGTTGCACGAGCTTCGCCCCGGCCCGCATCGCCCGCGACGTGACGTTCTTCTCCATCTTCGGCGGCATCGAGTCGAGCAGCTTCCCGTACTCGGCGAGCCCTTTGAAGTGCAGCAGCGAGTCGGAGGTGCTAGGGGTGTCGGTTAACTGTTCGGCCATTATTTAATCGTCTCGCACATAACCTCAAGCTCGCGCTCGCGG